GCAGTTTGTGTTCTAGATTTTGGAGCTGTTAAATCTTCAACTGCTGGTACGTTTACAATCACGTTTCCTGCCGCTGAATCAACTGCTGCAATCATAAGAATAGCATAAGGAGATAAAACATGGCCTCTATCCAAGGATGGGGCCGAGAAACTTGGAACAGTGGTGCCTGGTCCCAACAAGCACCTGTATCTGTTACAGGTATTGGCCTCACGTCATCTGTAGGTACTGAGACAGTAACCACTGACCAAAATATATCTGTATCAGGTAACCCACTTACCTCTACAGCTGGAACTACTGTTGCTACAGGTATAGCAAATGCTACCATTACAAATGGTGCATCTGCAACATCAGCAAGAGGCGATGTTTCATTATCAACAGATCAAAATATATCTGTATCAGGTAACCCACTTACATCCAGTGTAGGCGATGAATCAACGAGTGTAACAAGCACGACTGGATGGAATAGAGATACTGATGTCAACACAGGCAGTTCTATTGGTTGGAGTGAACAACAATGGGGGGCTGTAGGTGGTTCGTTTGCATTAACTGGTCAACCTATGACCATAAGCACAGGCGATGAGGCTGTTGCGACAGATCAAAATATATCTGTATCTGGAAACCCGTTAACATCTACAACAGGGACTTTTGCTGTTTCAGGTGATGGTCAAACCACTGTAGTAGTCGGTGCTGACACTGCTATGCAGTCAACCGTAGGAAATGCTGAAGCTGATCCTGAATTTGTAGTTTTCCCAACAGGAAATGCAATGACCTCCGCTGTCGGTACGGTAGGCACGTCAGTTTTTGTTACTGGTATTGGTATGACATCTACCATAGGAGATGCTGAGCAAGAAACTTTGTATGAGGCCCCTAGTGTAGAAGCCACAGCTAGTGAAGGTAATGTAAATATTCGTACAGATGTTGCCTTTACAATAACAGGTAATTCTGTTACAAGTGCAACTGGTACTTTACAAGGGACCTTTTGGTCACAAGTAGATGACTCAAACAGCGGAATAACCTGGACGGAAGTTCACAAAGCTGCATAAAAGTTTTGACAAACTTTAAAATAATCATTAAATTTTAAATTAGGAGATTAAATGGCATCAACATTTTCGACAGGTTTAAGAATAGAACTACAAACCACAGGAGAAAATTCTGGAACTTGGGGTACTATTACCAATAATAACTTTTCTCAAGTATTTGAGTTTGCTATTGCTGGTGTCTATGCAAAAACTCTTTCTGGAACGGGACCAACTACTTTAACAAATAATGATGGACCGCAATCTCAAGCTAACAATGAAGCAAGACAAAACCAAATAATTTTTTCTGGTACTATTTCTACTACTCACATTGTGCAGTTTCCAGCTACGCAAAAAACTTACGGACTTTACAATAATATTGCTGGAGGTGCTGATATCACTGCAAGATTAGGCGCTTCTGGAAACACATTAACAATTACAAATGGTAAATACAGATTAGTTTCAACTGATGGAACTGATTGGTACGATATTTTTACGCTCGCTGGTTTAGGTGAGGCATGGATTAAGAAAACATCAGATTATACTGCATCAGCAGGCGATAATATTTTTGTTGATACAAATGGAGGAGCGGTTGCTATAACTTTACCAAGCTCCGCAGCTATTGGTGATCAAATAAAATTTATAGATGCAGAGGGAACATTTGCAACTCACAATTTGACTGTAAATAGAAATGGTCATAAGATACAGGGGTCTGCATCAAATTTAACAGTATCAACCAGTGGTTCTGGCTTTGCGTTAGTGTACAATGACAGTGACAACGGTTGGAGATTAAAGTATAACGATTAATTATGGCTAACTTACAAGATATAACAAATAGAAGTGAAGTAGGAACAATCAAACCTTGGGGCAAAGCTACAGCTCCTGATGGTTATCTTTTATGTGATGGATCAGCTGTATCAAGATCTACCTACGCAGATTTATTTGCTGTAATTTCTACCACTTACGGAGCAGGTGATAGTTCAACTACTTTTAATGTGCCAGATCTTCAAGGTAAGTTTCCACAAGGGAAAAGTGGCACAACTAATTTAGCAACAACTGGTGGTGCTAACACAGTTACCGTAGCTGTTACAAACAACCAAGCTGCAACAAATGCTACGAACCAAACAGTCACTATCACTGGAAGTATTGCTAATACATCTTTAACCACTGCTCAATTGGCCTCTCATGATCATAACTTTCAATTAATGAATGTTGTCGGGGGTATAGGTGCATTAAGAGGAGATGGTCCAAACCCTTTTCAAACAGGTAATACTAACAGCTCTGGATCAGGAACTGGTCACAACCACACGCACACTTTATCTGGCACACTATCAGGTAACATTACAACAAGTTTAACTGGAGATGTAACAGCATCTGGTACAAATGCTTTTTCACCATTTGTAATCGTGCAATACATAATTAAACATTAGGAGAAATAAATGGCTACACAAATAGTAATTTCAAACGGAGATTATATTTCAATAGATGATTCTTTTCAAATTCAATGGGCTGATAAAGGTAAAAATTGGGTAGATGCATGGTGCCCTAATACTATACATTATGTTATTTGGAATAATTTACCTGGACAAAATGAAATACAAACAAAAGATCCAGCGACAGGTAATATGACAGGTAACACCGATTTAAACGCTACAAGTGATGCAGTAGGATCTACAACTATTGCTGACTTACTTACATGGGCAGAAACTAGAAAAGGCCAGATAACTGATGCAATAACAGCTTATGAGGCCGCAGTAGCTGATGATGTTGCTAAAGGAACAAACAATGCTGAGGGTAAAACTTGGATTGATTACGATTCAAACTATTCGTAAAATATACCTCTAATCTGTAAAGCTTTTCTTTTTTTGGGACCTGTTACAGCACAGACTTTGTGATAAACATTATTTTTTATAGTTACCATTGAATTTGTTACTGGGCTTGCACACAGAGGCAAACCTCTTCCTGTATCTATAAGTGTTTCACCGCCCCAATTTTTATTCCATTCTTTGTGAATATATAGAGAATGATTAAGAGTCCATTTACCATCATCATGCCAATTTATACCTGCATATTTATCGTACTCATAGTAGGATAAAATTAATTTTGATCTTTTTTTAAAAGGAAGCCAATCACATTTTATAATTATGTCTAATACTTGTTTAAAAATATCATTAACAAATTCATATTTTTCATTTTCATAAATAGCTAAATTATGAATTATTTTAACTTTTTCCATAGTTTTATTTTTATAGTCGTCTTTAAATAATGTTTCTTGCCAATCTTTGTGGCTAATATTTTTTAAAGTATTTTTTATGGTGTCATAATCATATTCAGAAATTTTTTTAAAAAGACTTTCTGGTAAAACTTCATTAATTATTAAAGCTAAGTCGTCTATATTTGCATATAAGATCATTTGTAACTTTTCTTTTTCCAAAACATATTTTTATATCTATCTATCCACTCGCTGTTTAAAAGGGATAAAACTTTTCCATGTGCTTTTTCAAAATAAAAACCACTCCACATTTTCCATGCTTCTCGCTTAAAAGGTATAACCTGAACCATCGGTTCTCCTTTTTTGATTAAAAATTGTTCATCTTTTTTATTTAAAATAAAAGGAAAATTAATGGTATTGATATATGTATCTGTATCAACAGCTCCTGCAATTATATCAAATCTTGGCTCTAATCTATTCATTGGCTTTAAAAATAAACAACTGTAGCCAGGTGATGTCTTAATTAACCATTTGTTAACAAATTTTCCTGCGTTCTCACCTGCTGTTTTCTTCCACTGTTCTGGTAGTTGTGCTTGATTGTGAAATCCAAAATCATTTTGTTCTCTGTTAGCTGGCGTTACAGAAAAATCATTTTCAACAGGATCTACTAAATAGTCTTGATCAAATGGTATAATATAACCCATAGTTAGTGAGTCTAAAAATGGCATACAAGTTTTTACGGTGGGAGCATGTAAATTATCATTTGTAAATCTTTTTAATTTTTTATATTCTTCAGGTATATACCTTGAAGCAGGCTTAGGATGAGGCCAAACATTAGCCATATCTTTATCAATTGCTATAAAACTAATTTTATTTTCTAACATGTTTTTTATTCTTTATTAGTTTTTGTAAAAGAGTTTGACCGTAAGGTAAAAGTGCTTTCACATGAGACACCAAGGAGGTTGTATAGGTATTGCTTGTAGACATACTTATTAATTCATCAGATGGATTAATTTTTTTTAATTTATATGTGTCGTTTATTTTATCACTGTAAAAAGCAATAATAG